AAGTTGTTAAGCAGGAAAACCACCCACAAGGTGTGGTTTTTACTGAATCTGATTTAACCGTTTTGCGAAACACCCGGAATTTGTTGACCACTTTGCATCTGCGTTACTTGAATAAAGAAGAAATCAAATATCAGGATATGATCGCTATTGCAAAGATTGATGACCTGTTTGGTGATTTAATGCATAAAATAATACTAATTGATCAAAAGTCTGAAAAATAGGAATATAAGCATATGGATGATGAAACCGTAAAAGATATGATTGAAAAAGCTGGTTATGTTGACGGCTTGCGCCCACAGTGGCGCGAGTCGGTTGACGTTATCCAGCGTATTGTAAATTTGCATAATCAAAATCTGTTACGGGAACAAGGCTATACCCGACAGGCTCATAATCAAGTTTCTGAAATCAACGAGCACTGGACAAGGATATTGCAGGGATGACCGAATTAGTGCGCCTCATAGTCAATAGTGACAGTAAAGATTTCGAACACGGGTATCACATGGGCGTAGATGCCCTTGAAGAAATTTCTAAAGCTACAAAGGCAGGAGACGCACAACACGAGCCCTTGGTCATGGTTGGGCTGCTCACAGTAATTATCGAATGTGCCTACCGGAGCTGCGCTGATCCTGAAACCGTGTCCGAAATGATAGCAGTCGCAGACAGCTTTGCACGTAAAGCAGCAGACCTACCAGATGACACGGTCCACTAAACGACGCTTCGACTGGTCGCGTTTGAGAAATAAAAAACGACGGGTGAAATATAAATCGCCCGTCGTTCTTTTTTAGGATTTTTGAAACCCAGGGTCATCCCAGCGAAGATCCATAAACTTGCGTCGCAGAACCTGAAGACATTTAGGTATGTTTACTTCAGGCTTTGTTTTATAAGTCGTGTTGACGTGAAGTAAGATATCTTCATTGTAGACATCTTCACGAGCCGTAAGAATGTAGGCGTTAGAATGACCGTCCGATGATAAATCGAAATACTGTTTCCTGCCGCTGTAGAAAACAACTTCAAAGGTCGCATCAATGTAACCTTCCCAATACACGTTGATTTCTTTTGCTTTAACGTCTGCGTCTGTAGACATATCTTTACCTTTCGTTGTTGATTGATATTTACGATGTAAAATAACGACGGGTGAAATATAAATCGCCCGTCGTTCTTTTTTAAAGTTCTTTAGCAAACCGTAACTTTGCGACGTGTCGCGGCCCACGGCTCTTCACATAATGGTCTATGTGGTAGCCAGCTTCACTAATATATCTGCCATCCTCTGTCTCTTGTATGTACGTCCACAGTTTTTTGATGTTTGTAAATTTTTGTTTTACATAAAACTCTGCGACGCGAAGAAAGAAGCTTGGCACAGTGTAAGCATTGATGGCGTTACCTTGAGCAAACGGCTGCGTCCCGTCTAAGTTGCGAACCAATACAGGCATAACTCTTTTAGACATTTCATCCTTAAAAATTTTGTCTGTGTAGTAACGACGCAACTGATGGAACTTGACCCCAGGTTTAAAACATACCCTTCTGATTTCGAGAATGAGTTTTCGATCTGGGCCCGTTGGTCTACCACAAGGATTGCCTACCATAGCAACACCTAACAAGGTCTTGCAGCCGATGCCAGCTCCTGCTAATCTGTTATACTCATACAGACCATAACAAAAGGACAGGTGTAAGTCAGGCAACGGGTCGTTGTGTCTGTGCCAATCACAGACAGCATGGTTAGCTGTCGTATTGGACACAGGCTCTATCATAAGGCAAGTCACATGGATCTCCTTTGCTGTTGATTGATATTTACGATGTCAAATAGCGTGAAGAAATTTTAAACAATTCTTCATTATACAGTATATCATACTTCTCCCATAAAATCAATGCGACATATTGTCGCAGAACAAAAGAAGAACAAACCTGTTACAGCTTGAGTGTCAAACTTTTGACATGTCAATTTTTTGACGCGTCAATTTTTTGACAGTGTTGAAATGATTAGTTTTTTAAAAATTTTTTACTTGACATTGTATGGGATAAGTTGTATACTATAATTGATGTTTGACATTGTGAATAACTAACCAGCACCGGGGAGCTTCCCCGGAGAAAGGGATTGTCATGTCCGACACTTCTGATTATGTTCTGCCTAACGGCTACACTTTCTTTGCATCAACTGCGGGGAGCCCCGGTACATGGGCCTGTGATAAAGATCCAGTTTCGGCTGCTCGTCAAGCAGCGGATCGAAACGGGCCGTACCCTCACTTTGTTCAAGTGTGGTATGCGCCATATGAAACCACCGAAGTTAATGATAACGGTGGCCTCTCATGGATGTCCGAAACGGCAAACACCATTGTGCCAATCGGCTTTTTTAAGCTGACGTCCACCACAATGAAAAAGTCCAAAGACAAACGCCTCACTCATGAGGAGTTTATGGACTATTGGTTTGATTCTCTTAACCAAAGTTACCAGCATTGGGTTAATGTCGACTCTAAAAAAGTTGGCTGAAAAAAAAACTTGACGATGCACGGCCCACGGACTAGGGTTATGTATGCAAGAATCTCCATTCTGCTGTTGATTGACAATTACACCCTGTTCTGTTGCGATGACCAGAGCAGGGTGTAACTTTTGTAACACTTTTCAAACACAAAAAAGTTACGCTGTAACCCTTGCTGGATAAGGGGTTGCTTGCTGTGAAACTTATATATGTACAGATTTAACAAAAAAATATTTTTTTCATTTTTTTAAGGCGATTCAAATGATCAAAATGTTACACAGGCAATTTCTACAATAATAACATATATATACAAAAATAATTTTGTAACTTTTTATGTAACATGTAACATTTTTCCTATTGGTTGCCAAAATAGCTTATTTCATTTAGTTTTAGGATAGGAAGCTATATAAAGGGCTACAATGCAAGTCATTAAAAAATCTAGGGGTAGACCTCGTAAAAGCATAGAAACTCCTCTGACGCCCAAACAAGAGAAGTTTGTGAAAGAGTTTGTCGCAAACGACGGTATGATTACAAAACGTCAGGCAGCTATCAACGCAGGTTATCCTGAAAAGTCCGCACATGTGAAAGCTTCTGAGCTCACCAATCCAAACATGCACCCAAATGTTGTAGCCGCTATCAAAGCATATAGGGCAGAGCTGGATGAAAAGTATGGCATTACTTTTGCCCGTCATGTTCGTGACATGCAGCGCATACGCGATCTGGCTATCGAGAATGGAGCATACTCTGCCGCTGTCCAGGCTGAGTATCGCAGGGGGCAGGCTCAGGGAAATATTTACATCAATAAATCTGAAATCAGACACGGGTCGATTGACAGCATGTCTCGTGAAGAAGTTGAAAAGGCTTTGCAGGAATTAAAAGACCAGCATGGACACGATATTATCAACATCACCCCAGAAGAAGAAAAATCTGGAGTCGAGCTTTTATCAGAAATTTCGGAAACACCAGAAGAAGTGTCGGCCTAATATCCGACTCACCCGTCTGGAGAGCTGGGCTTCTCTTGGTGTTCCTGATCTTGTCGTTTGTTCTGAACTGGGAAAATTTTATTTTGTAGAGTTGAAAACAACAAAAGGCTTTGCTGTCCGTCTGTCTCCTCATCAAGTGTCTTGGATGACCCAGCATAAACACGCTCCAACTTACATTTTTGTGCATACAAAAAATGCAGACATTTTTGTCTATAACGGGGAGCAAGCAATTGAGCTGGTGGATAGAGGATTGTTGTTAGAGCCCCAGTTTAAATTTTCTAATCCGGTGAACTGGCAAGAATTTTTAGACTTGACATTTGTTGTATAAGACTTATCCTTTAGTTGTCAACAGTAACTAAAGGAGATGAGCATGACCTATTGGTATGCAACCCCAAAGCAGCGTAGCAGCGAACTTTCAATTTATTCTAAAGCAAATAAAATTTCTGACATCGGGCCCGCTTTAGCCCACACCCTTTCCGTATTTCCAGACAGTTTAAAAAATGGTGACATGATTCACGTTTGTAAAAAGAGACGTGAGGGCATGGAGTTGCACGGCATTTATGAATATTCAAATGGCGTCATCACAAAGCAAAATGATTTTATGACTTCTATGTTTGGAGACCTGTTATGATCAGATACTTGGTTGAATTTGCAGAAATCTATGAAACAAATGCTGAAGGCGATGCATTAGAGGCTCTGTCCTTGTATGTGTATGCGTATAGTGAGCAACAAGTTCGTGACATGTTTAAAACCTATGATTTGGTCGGTGTAATTCCAAACGGAGTTTAGAATATGGAGAGGAGTTAAAACGATGCAAAAATGGACACATGATTTTAATTTCGTGTTCACCGTTAACACGCACCAATCTGACCCAGATGAAATTTCACCAGAAAAAATTGCTAATGCCCTATTAGAGACTATCCAAAATATGGATAGGCAGGAAATGTTTGAGCGGTCAGAATGTTACAATTCTTTTGTTGAGGAGCTTGGCAATGAGAACGACTGAAAATTCATATTGGAACGGCACTGGCCGTTTCCAGAAACAAGCCGATATCTTACACGAGATAATTTCTGAAAAAATGATTATGACCGGCGCATGGCAGGGTCGGTTACCTTCTGTTCAAAAGGGCGGGCAAAATTATCACCTTGAACGGTTTCGCCGTATGCAAAACGCATACTATCGTTTGAACAACGACGGCGACAATAACTCTGTCTTTTCTGATATTCAGGGGTTGAAAGAACGTAACCCTAACGCGACATGGTCAAGTCGTTATGGGTTGGCCGATTGCTTTTTAGATGAACGCATACAGTTGGCATGGCAAGAACAGCGTAACAGCGAGGCGTTCATGTTAAAAGGATTGCGCCAGTTGATTGATTATAACTGGAGCAATGAACAGCAACACTATTTTGAAGAGGGCGAACCCACCAATCATATCTTCCCAGTGTTGCAACAATTAAACTATTATCTGGAAACAAGGGAGAACAAACCAGCATGATAATATTCAGTCTTATCGGCCGCCTGCTTTATGGCAAAGATTATGAAGAATTGAGCCGCAGGGCAAACAGTAAACCAGCCCGCCGCAGGCGCAGATAAACAAAGCCCCGCTAGTCACCGCTGGCGGGGTTTTAACTTTTTTAAATTATTTTTGTCCCAACCCGTCAATTCCAGAATTTTATTTGATAATCTAATTTTAGTGGAAAAAAGCGAAAGGATAATTTTATGATTAACTTAGTACAACCACAACCAGAATATCGTTTTGATACCAAAGACATCGACCCATACTGCAACAAAGATTTAGAAGAATGTGGCTGGTATGTCAGAAAAGAAATCAAAACAATCATTGAAAAATGGCAAGTACAGCCGAATCCAGAGCGTGATGCAAAAGGTAAAGTGCCGCGCAATAGTCAGACGCCTTATTATTGCGCTTATAGAAATGTACTTATGCGTAATGGTTTCCAAACTGACGATATTGAAATTTTACAGCATGAAGTAAACCAAGCTTTGGGAAATCTTATTGAAGAGAAAAGAGACGTTATTGAAGAGTTAGGGGAAATGCCACCAGTGCATGATTTAGATTGCCTCATTTCATCACCACCTAGAGTGATTAGGTTTCTTGAAGAACTTATGGAGCAACTTGAGCGTGACCAAGATTATGTTAATCAACATCTGTTTAAGATTTTAGAACAGATTGAAAGTTAACTTTTTCAAAAAATTACTTGCATTATATGCGAAATTGTGAGACAACACCTTTACGGGCCAATTCCGGCCCGCATTTTCTACGGGAGCATTTGATATGCAGAACATTATTGAAAACACAAACAACCTAATGCAGATTGACGGTTCGCCACAGAACGGCATTATGCAAGGTGAGGTAAACCCTTCAGGCCGACATACTGAACCGGCTGTAACAGGGGCTTATCAGACTAATGCTTTCCAGCATGGTATTGGTAACAGCACGGTTTCTTCACAATGGTTTAGCCGTCCGGATGACCAGAAGTTTTTATCTTTGGATGAAATGCTGGCCTTTAAAAAGCAAGACGCCCGTTCCATGAATAGCCGGATTGTCAACACGCATAAAATGAACATTGTTGGCAAGCTAGACGAAGAGAACCCTAGCCGGGGGGATATCTTTGTTGAGTATACCGATGAAGAGGGGCGCGAGGCTTTCAATGCGCCGACAAATTGGTCTTTTGGTCAGCTATCCCAGTTGGCCGGTGCGCCTGCCGGTTATCTTAAAGACCTGCCTGCACCTATTGCGGCGGACGCACTGCAATGGGGTTTGCGTTATAACCGGTCGCGTGAAGTGGTTAAGGCTTATGGCCATGCAACTGAAGGCGGTGATCTACGGGCGGCAACCGGTGCCGATTATGGCCGGATTTATGATTTTGAAATCATCGAAGCAGTGAAGAAGTTTGCTGACCCTGACCGCTGGAAAATTCCGGGCATGATGACCGGCCAAAAAGAAGGCCGCGCTATTTATGATCCGTTCGTTCCGGTGACCAAAGACACGACCACTTTGTTTGCGTCTGACCGTGATGTATTTTTGTTTCTGGTAGACGACACGCACCCGATTGAGGTTGGCAAGCTTGCTAATGGTGACCCTGATTTAATGTTCAGGGGCTTTTATGCATGGAATAGTGAGACCGGCTCTAAGACTGCCGGAATTGCGGCCATGTATTTGCGCGGCGTTTGCATGAACCGTAACTTATGGGGCGTCGAAAACTTTCAAGAAATTAAAATACGTCACACTAAATTTGCGCCTGACCGTTTCGCGTATGAGGCCGCGCCAGCTCTGCAATCATTCGCGCACGGGGCAACCGCAAACTTTCTGGACGGTGTACAGGCCGCGCAAGATGCAGTCGTTGCCCGCACCGACGAAGACCGGTTGGAATTTTTAACCAAGCGGGCAGGGCTTAGCCAGCGCATGGCTAAGGCCGCCGCCGCCCGTCACGTGCAGGAAGAAGACAAGCCCGTTCGGTCAGTATGGGACGCGGCGCAGGCAATCACCGCGCTTGCCCGTGATATCCCGCATCAGGACAGCCGAATTGATTTAGAACGCAAAGCGGGCGCATTGCTGGATAAGGTGGCCGCATAACCGGCCAGCATATAAAACTAAGAAAAGCCCTGTCATATTGACGGGGCTTTTTTTATTTGGTATATGGGAAAAATCGCATAATTTTAACGGGAATTAAAACCATGCTGAAAACAACTGCAATTAGTACAGCCAAAAAGACCGCCGGTTGCGCCGTAACATATCGCGCCGGAACAGCCGACAAATTCGCAACGTGTCCCGCCGATTGTAAATTGAACCCAAGCGGGCGGGGTTGTTCTGCCGGTCAGATTGATATCGATTATTTGGACATATTGGCCGAAGCCGTACCGCGCCGCGGCGTGTCTTTTACTTATTCACATTTTGACCCGTTATTCTGGCAGCATAAACTGGCCGCCGGAAAAACCGTTATTAATTACAGCGCGGATAATTTAGACCATGCTTATAATGCCTATAATTACGGCGCGCCGGTTGTCACGGTCACCCCTGAAAACTTTTTTGAAAATGGCAAATGGTCAGCTCCGCACGGGTTGCGACTTGTTCGCTGCCCCGCCGAATATAACAGCGCGGTAACGTGCAATAATTGCGGCAACGGCCAGCCGCTATGCGCTCGCCCAGACCGTGATTATATAATCACCTTTACAGCTCACGGCGCGAGTAAAAAGAAAATAAACAACGACGAACGCGGCGGCTGTTACGCAGACGGCGGCAACGTCAATATTCACTGGCAGAACACCGCCAAACAACAGCAGAATGAAACCGACGGCGAGCGGTTAAAAGCTTTTGTCAAAACCCTGCCGACGGGTTCTATTTTGCGCCATCATGTTGCCGGTGACATCGGCAAGGAATAACCCGCCCCGCCCCGCCTCGCCCCGCCCTAATTCGGCGGGGCTTTTTTATGGGGTTTGACATTCATATAATATTATCGCATATTATCCCAAGGCGGCCGGATAGGCTGGCCGCCGGTTTTTAAAAAGGGAATTATAAACCATGGAAAATTTAAAGACAGAAACCCAAAATGAAACCCCAGTTGAATACTTGCGTCGCCTTGCCGGTGACACTCGCGAAGCTGGCTTAACTTCAACTGCCTACGATATTGAGGCCGCTGCCGACAGAATCGAACAGCAGGAAAAAGAAATTGAAGCTTTAACGCAACAATCTGAAAATCACCAAAAGGTAGCTCGGGACATCGTGCAAAGTAACAACCAGTTTGCCGATGCGATAATGTCGATTATCGGTGACCGTGTGGAAGCGATTGCCGACGATATGACAGAAACAGTCGCCGAGAATGTGCGCGATAATTTTGATATCACCGAATATGAATGTCAGATTAACGACATGATCGACGACAGAGTGCCGGAACAAAAAGATGAAGACGAGCAGCGCGAGGCCGTCGAATCCATCATTAAGGAAGTGCTATCCGGCGCAACCCTGACAATCGACGTTTAAAGCCCCGCCAGTTAACACAAGCCCCCCGCCGGTGTATTCCATCGGCGGGTTTTTTTATGCCTGCTCACTGGCCTTTAAATCGCGTTTAATGCCAGTTAATCATGCCGCGGCCCGCCGCCCGTGCATATTGCCAAACGTACCGCGGCCCGCTGGCCGCTGCCCGCCGGTTAACTTTCTCCGAATGTTATCCGCTTTTTAACCCTGCGATTTTACCGGCCGCTGGCCGCAATCTGCCCCGCTGGACGAGCTGGCCGCGGTTCACCGGCCGCCGGAGCTGGCCGCCGGAAAGTTAACTTTTTTCCAATTTTACCGGATTTTTGCCCGCCGGTTGCTGGCCGCCGGTTAACTTTCTAGGATTCCGGTATCGGGTCAATAAACCGCGGAAAACCGCCAAAAATCCGCGTTTCGCGCGCCGCCGCCCGCGCGCCTGCATACGCGAGCAAGGGCCATGTTTCTCTCAAATAATTATGTGAAAAACGATATGAATGTTTCACGTGAAACATTGCCTATTTTTTGTGCACAAATGAGAGCCTTGTTAACTGCTTAAAAAGTAGGCATATTTACTGCACATATTTTGTGCACTAGGGGCCCCTATGGAAGTATCTGAACAAGAAGCAAAGCTTCGCCTTCGTCTGGCGCAGATTGAGAGGAACGAAGCGTGTCAAACTAACTTTTTGACTTTTGTAAAAAACATGTGGCCAGAGTTTATTGCTGGTCGTCATCACAAGATAATCTCTGAAAAACTAGAACGTGTTGCCACCGGCGAGTTAAAACGCTTAATAATCAACATGGCCCCACGACACACCAAGTCTGAGTTCGCTTCTTTCTTGTTTCCTGCATGGATGATGGGTAAGAACCCTAAGATGAAAATCATTCAGGCAACGCACACCACGGAGCTTGCTGTTAACTTTGGGCGTAAAACAAAGAACCTGATTGATAGTGATGATTACAAAGAGATATTTCCGGAAGTTCGTTTGGCTGCTGATAGTAAAGCTTCTGGTCGTTGGGACACTGCCTCTGGCGGGATGTACTATGCGGTGGGAGTCGGTTCCAATCTCGCGGGTCGTGGTGGAGATTTGGTAATCATTGATGACCCGCACTCTGAACAAACAGCAATGTCCGCGAACGGTTTTGATGATGCTTGGGATTGGTACACTGGGGGCCCCCGGCAACGTCTCCAGCCGGGTGGGTCGATAGTTTTAGTGCAAACGCGTTGGTCCGAAAAGGATATGACCGGGCAGTTGTTACGAGCAATGGCTAAAGATCCGTTAGCCGACCAGTGGGAAGTTGTGGAGCTTCCTGCTATTTTTGACGACGGTAAACCGTGCTGGCCAGAGTTTTGGAATCTTGAAGACCTGACCGCGGTCAAAGCATCTATACCTCCGAGCAAATGGAACGCGCAGTATCAGCAGAACCCGACGGGTGAAGAGAACGCGATTATCCCGCGGCACTGGTGGAACAAGTGGGAGAAGGAGAGTATTCCTAATCTTGAGTATGTAATCCAGAGCTATGACACGGCGTTTTCAAAGCGCGAGACTGCTGACTACTCTGCGATTACAACATGGGGTGTGTTTCGTCCCGAAGAGATTGGGGGCCCTCCGGGACTCATACTTTTGGACAGTCAGAAGGACAGGTGGGACTTTCCTGAGCTAAAACAGATTGCTTTAGAGCAGTACAAGTATTGGGAGCCGGATACTGTAATTGTGGAAGCCAAGGCGTCTGGTCTGCCTTTGACGCATGAGTTAAGAAACATGGGTATACCTGTTGTTAACTTTACGCCAAGCAAAGGTAATGATAAGATAACGCGTGTTCACTCGGTGTCTCCTCTTTTTGAAGCTGGCATGGTCTGGGCACCAGACACGGTTTTTGCGGACGAGATGATTGAAGAGGTTGCCGCATTTCCAAACGGGGAGCATGATGACTTGGTAGATAGCATGACACAGGCCCTGATGAGATATCGCCAAGGCAACTTTGTTCAGCTACCTTCTGATGACTGGGATGAGGAAGACGGGAATATGCAGGTAAGGGCGTACTACTGATGGCTGATAGTAAGGTAGACTTAGGGGCTGGCGGCTCTGATTTTAGCGGCATGTCCATGAACGAGGCGTTTGGTCTTGAGCCTAGTGATGAAGGTTACATGGGTCTATTTCCCGGTCCTGTTTACAAAGAAGGCGACCTCATGGTCGACCGTGGCTACTATGAGGACATGGGTGACTATGAGTTTTCCGCGGACCGCGGATCTCCATATGAGGGTCTAGCGGAGTCTTACACCGGTATGACTGACGTTGAGGTTCTTCCAATGTTAGAGGATGGGAAGCTTTATCCAAATAGTATTTATGGCAAGACGGGGCAAAATGTTCCTGTTCGTCCTCAGCTAGAGGCTGACGGCAGCGTAACTGCGGTGCCTATTGGTTTTCAGGAAGGCGGTTCTGTAGAAGAGGTCGGTATCATGGGGGCCCTGCTTAGGTCTGATATAGATTTACCGAGTTCCGCGGACCAAGAACTTGTGCGTACTTCTGCCCAAGAAGGCACTGAGGGTGCAGCGATGTATTATCCGGCAGGGGCCCCGACATTTGAAGAGGTTCTTGAGCAACAGTATGGGTATCCGGATGCGGAGCGCGAGATTTATGGCGCGACCACTTCTGAGGCTATGCGGGCGGCAAGACCGCGGCATGATATGCCGACTTATCAGGAGTTAGAGGACGCTCGTGCTCATGTGTTGCAATCTGCGTTACTTGCCAAACAGGTTGGTCCGGAGACTGCGGAGAAGTTTGGCGGCATGGCAGAGCTGTTTGACAGATATGTACCCATTTTGGGCACGGCTACTGATGCGGACGTTGCGATGGACAAGCGCAACAACGCTTTTGGGGCCCAGTTGTTGAAAAAAGCAGGTATAAACTCTACTCCACAAGAGATTACGCAGATGGTAGACCAGAAGATTTTTGATCAGTTGAACATAGTTCTTGGTCGTAAGGAAGGTGAGCGGCGGTTTAAGTCCCCTAGCACGGGGATAGATATCTTCTATCCGCGGGATAAATACGGCTATTTTGATGTGAATAGGTACGACTGATGGCAGAGAGAAAAACAGGGCTACCGGTAGATCCTACGTCTCCTCCTATTGCTCAAATTATATCTCCTTTTGTGCCGATGTCATATCAGGTGGACAGGCCCTATTCTCTTAACACGCAAGAAGTAGATGGCGGTTTAATTTACTCTGAAACTCCGCAAAAGGTCTCTGATCCGCAGTTCGCGGTCCCTCCTGTTATTACTGGTGGTATTGAGTTTTTTAAACAGTTTTTAGATGACCCGACAGAAACGGCTGGTGGCATAGCCACGGCTATTGGTGAAGAGATAAAAGCGTATCCGGAGCGTCAGGTGCGGACGGCTTTGGCTGGTGGTGAGACGATTAATCCGGAGACGGGGGAGATTGAGCGGTATGACCCGTTAGGTGTACCGGCGACCATGGCTCTCGGATCTGCCGCCTCGATAGCTAGAACTGCCGGAGACGGCGGCACTGTTCTTGGTATTATGGCAGGCCGCAACGCTAAAGACGGTGGTAAGAAGCTGGATCAGTTCTTGGCAGCACGTGACCGTGGTCTGGATGACCGGGATAATTATGCTGAAACGCAGGGGTATATTGAGCCGTCTGATGGTGCTTTTCGTTTTGAGATAGACACCTCTAATGCCCGGTTAAAAGAAGGGCTGTTTGAAGACGGCATATTAGCTGGTCAAGACGAACGGTATCAAAGATTAAATATTTCTGAGTTTAGAAGAAAAGAAGGGCGAGTTCCAAAGCTGGATGAGGTATTTGACTTTGAAGAGTTGTTTGAGCAATACCCTGAATTACGGTCGATTGATGTTGACAAGGTTCCTTTTATGAGCAGTGCCGGTGGAACAAAGGCAGCGTTTGATCCTGTAAATAACATCATTTACCTTGGCTCCGCTCCAAGTAAAGAAATGATTGCAAATATTTTACACGAAGTGCAACACGCGGTTCAACATATAGAAGGTTTTACTCCGGGGTCTAGCATCGCACGTTATTTACCTGAAGGGTTTTCAAAAAAGTTGGCTGATATTGACATGGACATATCAACTTCCAGCGAAGTTCTCCTTGCCAGCAAGAAAGGTGTTTTGAATAAAAAATCTTTCCAAGAGAGGGCTGACGAAGCTGTAGGGAGGACGATTTACAAATATAATTTAGGTAAAAAAGCCCGTAACTTTTTTGCTGGGGAAACAGATGCTTATGGGTATGTGGATTTTAGTAAGTTTGCTACGCCGGACGAACTTAAAGAGCTTCGCAAGATTGCTGAAAAGCAATTAGAGTCTGATAAGAGGACTAGCGATGTTCTTAAAGCAGGACGTATGTATCGCCGTCAACCCGGAGAAGTAGAGGCTCGAACGGTTGCTACAAAGTTTAGGAAAGACCAGCAAGGCAAGTTTCCTTTAGATGTACAAGACACAGACCCTATAGATTATTTTTATTTAACCGACAAGACTATGTTGAACAAGCCTACGGCACCGCGGGTTATGGAGTCTGCTTTATCTCCAAATCTTCTTGGCGAAAGCGTGGGGGGTCAAGCTTTAATCCCAACCATGCCTAATCGGTTCTTCTTTGAAGACTTGGATATGTCCGAGCTCACTTTGCGTCCAAGCCTATATCCATCCGGTGATTTAAAAGGCGAAGAAATCCCAAACAGTGTGGATATTGAGCTTATTCGTGCGGGTAAAAAGGGAAAAGGTCACGGCACGGAAATAATGCGTCGTTTGACTAAGATGGCGGATGAAACAGGCACGACAATGACCTTGTTTCCCACTCCGTATGGTGACGGCGGATTAAATTTAGAAGATCTTGTGTCTTTTTATAAGAAGCAGGGGTTTGAATATTTAGACCCCGACCCGAACAATCTCGACATAGACCGAGAAATGATTCGTTATCCGCGAGTAGCTAAGAAGAAAGAAGGCGGCACTGGTTTACTAGGCGGCGACAAGCCACAACGCTTTTACCACGGCGCAAAAACAGGATATAAAGAGTTTGATCCAGACGCAGAAGTTACTTTTGTAGCAGATACACCAAGCACAGCAGAATATTACACAGACTTTACGGATGTTTATGGAAGGTTTCCAACACCGGCAGAAGGTGCAAACATACGTCCGGTATATCTAAAAGATGTAAACTTTTTTGATGTAGATAATCCGGAACATATAAAACAACTTAGGGAAAGTGACTGGTATAAAAGTAAAAAGGCAGAGCTAGACGACGGGTTTACTTATCCGGAAGAAGGTGATTTTGTTGATGTTGTTGAGGCTGGTAACTATGATGTCATAGAGGATTCAGGACTAATAGACTGGATCAAATCACAAGGGTTTGACGGTTTTACTACTTATGAGCAGGACGGTAAAAATTATGGCGTGTTTAACGTAGAGAACATCGTTCCCGGTGTTGCTAAGAAAGCAGAAGGCGGCGTGGTGAGTTTGTTGGATATGGCTCAGAACATGAACCGCGGTCCGAAGGGCGTGGCGAGTTTATCGTCGATAGCTAGGAATATGAACCGCCCTATGGTAAGTTAGGGCAAAGGAGATAGCACATGGCTCGTAAACCTATTGCTGGAAT